AACGACGGCTTTTGTTACTGCTGCGGTTAGTGGTGCTGGTGTAACTAGTTTTAATTCCAGAACAGGTGCTGTTACACTGACTAGTTCTGATGTTACAACAGCATTAACATACACTCCGGCCAGCTTAAGCAGCCCGTCATTTACCGGTCGTGTTCAGAGTCCCGCATACAGCTACAGCGTAGTTAATTTGGGAGCCACGTCCGGGACACAAACATTGAACTTAGGATTAGCAAGCGAGTGGGTAATTTCAGTTACCGGGACAACGACGTTTGCTTTCACTAATACTTTGGGGGCTTCAACGGGACAAGTGGCTTTCCTTCGCATAGGTAATGGCGGATCACAAACTATTAATTGGCCCTCGGGTACTCAGTTTGCCGGTGGAACAGCACCAGCCTTAACAGCCTCGGGTAATGATGTGTTAGGCATTATGTGGGATACGGTCGGTGGCTACTACATGGTGTTTGTGATCGGTTTGAACATGGAAACATAAAATGGCAAACTTTACCTTTTTGTTAGCTAGCAAGAAAACTCCGTATGTACCGCCGGGTCCTCCTGATGGTACCTATGGGGTATTTGCATTGACTGTAGGCGGTGTGACCGACGTCTATACTTTTAGCACTAACGGGGTTGCCACGGGTGCTTCATTAACTGCAACTGTGGGCAACTCTGGGATGTCTGCGGCTGGCACCTATAACGTTGGCATATTTTCCATTGGTGGTGGGAAGATATCCAACACTTATACCTGGAGTAGTAGTTCAATAGCTGCTGGCACTTCATTTATTAATAATGTAAGTGAAGGCTTGGCTGCAGGTAATTCTACTATTGGGATTTTTGCTAGGGGTGGTGGCACGGACATCACCAATTCCTACACTTATAGTAGTGCAGTTACCGCAGCTGCTACATCTTTGAATCTATCATCATTCAATAACACAGGGGGTGCTGCGGGTAACTCAACACAGGGCGTATTCTCTGCGGGTGCTGGAGCAGGTAATGCTACTACTTCTAAGTACCAGTATGGGGCAGCAACCGTTGCCTCGGGTACGGGCTTGGGCGTGGTTTCATCAGGTAATGGATGTGCATGTGGAAACTCTACGTTTGGTGTGTTTTTTGCAAGTAACAATGGTGTGTCTCGTGTTTACACTTATTCGTCTGATGCAGTAACTGCGGGTACTGCAACGGCGGATGTCCAAGCGGGAGCAGCGGCAGGTAATTCAAGTTTGGGTGTTATAGCTAGAGGTGCCTCCACAGCAGGCACGAACACTTACAACTATTCAACTAGTGCTGTGGCTACAGGTACCTCTTTAACCGCAGCTTTAAACCTGACGGAAGCCTGTTCTAACGGAGTCTATAATGTAAATGGTACCTAATGGCCTGCACTCAAAACATCGGTAGCTAGGGGGAACAATGTTGTTGATTGATCGTAAAACAAAAACAGTAATGTCTGAAACGGAACTTCGATTAAGACACCCATTAGTATCATTTCCGGCAGAATTAAAAGCACATCACCTTCAAGGTTTTGACGTTGCAGAGTTAATAGCTACACCAAAGCCGCAAGCCTCAATGTTTATAACTACTGTAGAAGGCGTACCTGAGGAACAAGGAATTTCCTATGTCAAGACTTGGATTCAGACGCCAGTAACAGTAACAGAAGGGCAGAAAATTCTTCTGACCAAGGTAGCAAATAAACGTTGGCTAGCTTGTCAGGATATTGAAATCGCTATGAACGGGGCCTCACTAGTAGTCGATAACACTACGTGGCTTTATCTTAGAGACTTAGCTAATTATGGGTCCGGATCCTCAATTGACTTCAAGGCCCCAAACAATGTATGGCTAACTATTAATCCTCAACAAGCTAACAAGTTGTGTACGGCCGTGACATCTGTTATTCAACAGAATTTCTCTAATGAGAAAGTTCATCACGAAGCAATAGTTAAGCTCACTACAGTTGAACAGTGGGAAGCCTACGATGTGACGACTGGGTGGCTCTCTAAAACTTCTATCTAATATAGGACTGCTAAATGAACCTCAGCAAAGCTGTGCATCGTCTCTTGGCTGAAACTCAGGTAACTGATCCGCCAAACAATAATAAGAACTACCAGTGGCAGCGGGAAATGAAGCAGGGCTACAAAGGTAAGGCCCGAAAACCAGATCAGGTGTTGCCTGAGGGTACGTACACAAAAAGTGCTTCTGAAATTGCTCATGTATTGAAGCAGCATTCGACGGACTACAAGCAGGCGATGTCAAAACTTTCTGGGTATATAAACAGCCAGGGGCGTAATCTTCAAGGTGGGGATAAAGCCCGTCTCTACGATGCAAAGAACGCATTACGACAAGCCTATGGGCAACCTGCAGAAACTGCTAGCGCTGGATACCCTTTATACGCACTGCCACCAGGTCATAACCTAGATGATCCTGTAGGTGGTGGCTTAGGAATCCTAGAAGATCAATTAAAGGATTTGCAAATGCCGAATGATAAATTAAGTATCAAAGCAGCTCTACGCTTAGTTGAGGTCGAAAAACTTGAGGCCTCTATTTATAACTCATTGCAAAACCCAGGTAACAGCACGTCTATAGGTAGTGTAGAAGTTGAGGCGGATAAATGGATTAAAGACGTGAAACCTGAACACGGAGTTGTTCCAGAAGGTACGTTCACAAAGAGCGCTGATCACATAGCAAAGACCTTGAAACGTGCATCCGATAGTGAAGCTAAAGCCATGGAAAGGTTAAATTTCTACGTTAATCGCCAGGGCGGCAATGCATCGGCCAAGGATAAATCTAAGTATGAAAAAGCAAAAGAAATCCTGAAAGGCCTATATAAGTAAGGTGCAATTTTATGACAGGGTGAGGAACAAGCAAAATACTAAGGGGTGATCATGACTGCAGTTGTCCAGTTAAAAAGAAGTTCAAGTCCGGGACTAGTACCTGGATCAGATGAATTGGTAGCCGGGCAACTAGCTGTTAATTTGTCTTCAGGTTTGCTTTATGTGGGTACTGGATCGGCTATCATCCAAATTACGGGTAATGGAAGTGCTGCATCATTTACTACGTTGACGGCCTCAGGTGCCTCGACTTTAACAGCAGGAACAGCAAGCACTAGCACTACGACAGGAACTCTAGTTATTACTGGGGGCCTAGGTATTAGTGGTGCTGTGTACGCAGGTTCTTTGCAAAATACTCCAATCGGTAGTTCTACCGCATCCACTGCTTCATTCACCACTTTGGCTGCATCGGGGGCAGTAACAATGACCGCTGGCACTGCTTCGTCGTCCACAACGACAGGCACCTTGGTTATTACTGGAGGCCTAGGTGTAAGCGGTGCAATTAATGCTAATTCATTAACTATTGCAGCCTTGAATGGGACTCCCGTTGGCTCGACTACACCGAGTACGGGGGCCTTCACGACCCTGACGTCCAATGGGGCAACGACTGTCACGGCTTCGACAGCCTCAACGTCTAGTTCCACTGGGGCCTTAGTTGTTACGGGCGGTGTGGGTATCGGAGGTGCGCTGAATATTGGAACCGCTTTAGGTGTAGCATCGGGCGGTACGGGGGCTGCAACGCTAGCAGCCAATGATGTATTGTTAGGTAATGGAACGTCAGCACTACAAACTGTAGCTCCAGGTACTTCTGGAAACGTATTAACATCCAACGGTACAACTTGGCAGTCGACGGCACCAAGCGGTGGTTCAGGTAGTCCTTATTCAACTACACAGATATTCAATGGTTCAGCAACAGCTCAGGCAATCAAGCTTACTAACACCACGGACCTTGCAGATGTGGTAGGTGCAGCTCCTAGCTCAACGCAGAATCTATATCTGGCAAGTGGTAAGGTTCAGTATTACACCACCAACGCAGCAAACAACTGGACTATAAACTTTGCGTTCTCGTCGTCGACCTCGCTGAACACTGCGATGTCTGTTGGTGATTCGATGACGGCCGTGCTGATGGCTACCCAGGGTACTACCGCATATGTTGCTAATGCGTTCGAGATAGACGGTACAGCAATAACTCCCCGGTGGTTGGGTGGTATAACCCCGAGCACGGGTAATCAGAATGGTGTAGACCAGTACACATTCACGATTCTTAAAACAGCAAGCGCGACCTACACGTTACTCGCATCGCTCACGCAGTTCAAAAACCCAGATGGTACGTACTCAATATTTGCCACTGGTAACACCACTACGACATCAAACAAATACACGTATAGCGGTAACTTGGTTGCAGCCTCGACAGCAATGACGGCCAACGTTAGCAGTGGTGCGGGTGCGGGTACAAGCTCAATAGGTTATCTGGCATTAGGCGGATCGTCTGGTAGCACAACGATGAACGCGTTTACGTTTGCGACGGCTGGTGTGGTGGCATCGACCGCATTAACCGCTGTGTTGGGTGGTGGTGGGGCTGCTGGTAATACCACGGTCGGTATATTTGCAATGGGTAACTCTTCGACCACAACCAACATCCTAACCTATAGCGGTGATACCACTGCGGCAGGTACGGGGTTGACGGGCAACATGATTGCAGGTACGGCAGCAGGTAATTCGACAACCGGTATCTTTGCGATTTCGAACACGTCGGCCGCCACAGATGCTTACACATACAGCGGAAACACTGTTGCCTCCAGCACGTCTCTGAGTACCAGTGCTTATCGCGGTATGGCCGCAGGTAACGGCAACATAGGTATCTTCGCTTTAGGTAACAGCACTTCGACGACAAACACCTTTACGTATTCTGGTGCAACAGTTGTCGCTGGTACGGGCCTAACGACCACAACGTCTTTCGGTAATGCCGCTGGCAATTCTATGACTGGTATCTTTGCAATAGGTAACACGTCGACGACAACCAACGTCATAACCTACAGTGGTGATACGGTGGTCGCAGGTACGGTTCTAACGGCCACCCTCTTCGCAGGCGCTTCGGTCAACAATGGCAATCTCGGCGTCAACATGTAATTAAGGAAATGAAATGACAACCATGTATTCAGCTTTAGTCTACCCACTGACCCCAGAAGGACAAGGTTATTCCAGACCTGAGCTGCCGTCGACATTCGTTAGCCAATACGGTATCAGCCCAACATGGAATCCCTATTCGGCTAATGTGGCCGACCGCACGGAATACTGGGCGGATACAGCGGGCACTCTCACCGTCGAAGAAGTAGAGATTCTGCTGATCGGCCTAACGGGTATTCAGACCGCACAGGTAGCATTGGTTAGTGCCGGATGTCAGGCCGCGATCTTCGCAGGCTTTACATCCAGTGCATTAGGTGAGGCCTACACATACCCGTCTCAGCTACAAGATCAACTGAATCTTAACGGGGAAATCACCCTGTCGCAGTTGGCTGCTAGTCAGGCGGCAGGATGGACTACTACGTTCTGGTGCGCAGACTCCACCGGTAACTGGGAAATGCGTGCCCACACGGCTGCACAAATCCAACAGGTAGGCTCTGACTTCGTAGCTTCGAAATTGGCTAATATCCAGCAGAACATTGTGTTAGCAGGTCAGATCATGGCCGTTACCAACGCTACGCCTAATCCAGTGGACGCAGTTCAAGCCATTGTGTGGGCTGCACCTTCTGTCGCGTAAGGAACGATGATGACTAGACTTCAGCTGTTTGGCCTAGCCGTAATATGCATCGTCTTCATGCCATTTCTGGCCCTGTTCTTGGTAGCTCAAGCACTGTTTGGGTCGAAGAACAGGGCCAAGAATATGGAAATCGCTGAGGGTGAAGAAGGCAACTCCTTGTTCGGTGGTCCTCCTATTCAGACCATAAGTGCTAGGACCGGTAACGCTTTGATTCAAGGCAAACGTTGGGCACAGATTATCGGCCCAATGATCGATCACCTAATGGGCAAGGGCCATTGCCTATCTAATGCAACGATCCCGGTTCCGGCTGGGTTTGTTGTACCTTACTGACCGTAATCGTAACTAAGGAAATAAGATGACAACCATGTACTCACCGTTGGTGTATCCGTTGACCCCTGAAGGCGAAGGTTATTCGGAACCGACATTACCCTCGACGTTTGTATCGCTGTACGCTACCACACCAACATGGAATCCGTATTCCACGAATGCAGCGGATCGCACTCAATATTGGGTGGACACTGCTGGTACTCTGACGCTTGAAGAGGTTGAAGTTCTTCTATATGGTCTATCCGGTATTCAGTCTCAACAGATTGCAATCGTGGCTACCGGGTATCAAGCGGCATTGGTTGCTGGTTTTACCTCTAGTGCCTTGGGTTCGGCTTATACCTATCCGTCTCAAGTACAGGATCAACTAAATATCCTAGGTGCTTCTGCACTTTCGTTTACCGCAGCAGGACAAGTTGGGGGTTGGACGACGCAACTCTATTGTACCAATTCAAGTGGTGTCGGTGCTATGGTTGCCCATACAGCTGCACAAATTCAGCAAGTATTGACTGATAGCGAAACTAATAAACAAGCAATTATCAATCAGAATTTGACACTAGCTGCTTCGATCTTGGCTATCACAACGTCAACCGATAGTGCGATTGATGAAATTCAAGCAATCGTTTGGGTTGCTCCCTAGTAACTAAAATCCCAGACAGGTTAAGCCATGAAATTTTATACCAAAGACAAACCAAACGGAACAAAATCTATGTTGTTTGAGTGTCCTGGTTGTGAGTCCATGCACATGGTGCATGTGGCGGGAACCGGCCACCCTGTCTGGACGTTTAATGGCAATGTATTCTTTCCAACTGTTAGCCCTAGTGTATTAGTTAAATGGGACCAGTGGTTTCCGTCCGCGTCTAATCCAGAGATTAGGTCAAAGATTAAGAGCGGCGAGATAGTGCAGGAAAAGAAGGCTATGGTGTGTCACTCGTTTATTAAGGATGGGATGATTCAATTCTTGAATGACTGCACGCATAAGTTAGCAGGACAAACCGTAGAAATTCCTGAATGGGAAGAATAGAAATTAGTAGTCCAAAACAATAAAGTCAAAACCCCTTCCTACAAATATAGGTACCAAATTGAACTCAAAACCACATCGTCAGAACTCCAAATTCCAATTAACGTATTTCATGGCCGGTGATTGCAAAACCGCAGATGGTGCATGGTCCTTGATGTACGGGCAGAAGATAGATATCGAGGGCAAGCTTAGGCATGCTGAAGCACAGAAACTCAAACGTGATGCCAAGATCATGGCTGCTGAAGAGGTATTGGATGATCCAAAGGCAAAGCCTAGCGAGAAACTTTATGCTAGAGCCGATATTGCTGAAGCCTTGGCTGATGTCCCTACATGGGAAATGAATTTGCAAGCAGCTAAGATGGAACTCGTAGATATCCAAGAAAACATGGATAAGCTTGAGCCTCATCGCAAATACGCTCACCTTCCCTTGCTTGAAGCTACTGAAGCTTGTCAGCAAGAGGAATGGTTACTTGAACTTCAAGCCAGAGTCGAGAACTACATGATTAGCCAAGGATCGATTCCGGCCGATCACCTGAACACCATGCGCTGTCATCCGGAGTTCCATACACGGATTGTTCCGCATATTAAAAATGTCTATCAGGCAAGACTTAAGCTCACTGCCGCAACAGCAATGGATGGATTGGAACTCTTGAGTCCGAATACGTATCAATTAGAAGCACCAACAGAAAATAAAGAAGGTGGGGAATAACTAACCACTGTATAAAATCAACGACTAGTCACCGAGGTAGACCATGAGTTTAATATTTTTCCCCTACACAGTTGTCCAGTCAAATGGTACCTTGGTGCCTAGTCAATCACCGACGGTTGATAGTCTACCCTTAGAACCATCTGAAAGTTTAAGTGTGATTCTGACACAGAACAACGGTAGTGCTATTGCAGGTATTTATCAATGGGTTATTAACTCTCAAGGTGGACAATGGAGGTACATGGCACCATTCGCTGTGTTCTGTGATCAATTATTCACTGTCAGTTCCACCTTTATTTGTTTTCCCAATCAAGGTTCAACTTTGCTTCAGGTAGGTCCATCAGGAACCGCGAATATTCTGGTCTACAGATACGGCGTACAAGTTGTTAATTACACCGTAGGTGAAACAGGACTTACCTTAGAATCTCCAGCTTCTGCGAATGATGTGTATTTAGTAGTACAAACTTCTACTATGACTCCGGCGTCGGCAGCGGTACCGGAAGCTCCGGTAGTACCTGACGAACCTTTTGTCAGGGTTGACGGTACGTGGGAACCGTTGCAAGACTTTCTTGATGCGGGTGCATTCGTTGGTTAATATTTTAAGGAGTAGTCTATCATGGCTGCAGTTGTCCAAATGAAACGTAGTTCCACACCAGGATTAATTCCAGGTGCTGATGAATTGGTTGCCGGTCAATTAGCAATTAACACGGCAGATGAAAAGTTGTATGCACTAAATTCCAGTGGCGTTGTAGTTTCGCTGGGTGGTGCGGGTGGCGGGACCGTTACTTCGGTTAATAGCGTAAGTCCGGTTTCAGGCAACGTGACATTAACCCCCACCAATCTTGGAGCTTCTACTGTTGGTAACGCTGTATTTACGGCCAGTACCGCAGCTGCTGCAGTCACGGCCTTGGGCGGTACTACCGTAGGTTCAGCAGTTTTCACCGCTGCTTCGACCGGCGCTGCACAGACGGCTATCGGGGCCTCGACTTTGGGTGCAGCATTGTTTACCACGGCCAGCGCAACTGCGGCTGTGACTAGTCTTGGCGGTACGACAGTGGGTGCTGCTGTATTTACCGCAGCCTCAACAGCTGCGGCTCAAACAGCAATTGGTGCATCTACCGTTGGTGCTACGTTATTCACAGAGACCACGACTGCTGCCGCTTTGTCTTATTTGGGTGGTATTTCGACGTCAGAAATTAACGTGGCAAATGGTGTTGCGCCACTGGACTCGAGTGGCTTAGTGCCTTTGGCCAATATTCCGGCGTCCCTGATTGGTGCTGTGGACTATCAAGCACCGTTTATTCCGGGTACAACTACCCTTCCTGCGGCTGCTACGGGTAATAAGGGCTGGTACTACATCGCTAGTACGGCGGGCACGTACACGCCACCCTCAGGAACGTTGCTGACCTTTGCCGGTGGTGACTATTTAATCTCCAACGGTACAGCTTGGAGCACTATATCAACACAAGGTGCTGTTACCTCAGTTAATGGTCAGACTGGCGCTGTTGTGCTCACCGCTGCGTCTATTACATCAGGTACGTTTGCAGCTGCTCAATTGGGGGCCTCAGCTGGTGATAATTTAGTACTCACAACCAGCGGTGCAGGTGCTCCTACTTGGGTTGCTACCATATCTGCTGCTCAAGTCGGTGCCTCATCTGGCGATTCCCTGATTTTGTCTACCAATGGCTCGGGTGTATCCACCTGGGTTGCAACCGTGCCTACAGCAAATCTTCCGGTGGCTACTGCATCGGCATTGGGCTTGGCCGAAGCTGGTTCCGGTCTGTCTGTGTCCGCGGGTGTGTTCTCGGTCAATACGAGTGCATTGACCCTGGATGAAGGTACTTACACAGGTACGTAATTCAAAGTTAGTAATTAACAAAAGGCCCGCTTGTACAGGGGGCCTTAGTTTTATAAATTGGTGAACGATACAAGTTAGTATCGTGCCCTGTTAATTTTATATAGTGGCAACGGTAACAATAAAAATATCACTAAAACAGGACTTAGGCTCATGGATGATTTAGATTTTGTTCAAGACGCAGAGGCAGAAAACATGGCTCGCGCAATACAGGCCGTTCGTAATCGTGCTAGGTCAAGCACGTTATTATTCTCTGGTAGCTGCTATTATTGTGATACGCCAGTCAAATCGCCTCACGTATTCTGCAATACAGAATGCCGCGATGATTGGGAACAAGAACAGCGACTACTGAGGATGAACGGACGAGGCACGAGCACCTAGATAGAGAATTTAGTTAGGAGATGTGGGGATTTAGGATCCCGCTATATAAAATATGACAAAACTCCTGCATCTTCGTAACTCAACACCGGGACTTGCCCCAGCAGCAGATAACTTAACAGCAGGCCAGTTAGCCATAAATTACGCAGACGGTACTTTATGGACCTTAAATAGTTCGGGGATAGTTAAAGAATTGGCTAGTGCTTCTATTCTGGCTACAACGCTCACAACTACTGTAGCCTCTACATACGGCATAACTGGGGTTGGTGCCACAATAACAAATCTCGATACCTCATTCAGTACTGGATTTTATTATGCACCATCAACAGCATCAGGAACGTTCCCCACAAATACGGGAGCCCTCAATGCAACGTTGTTGGTTACTAATAATGGCACAACATCAGCGGTTACTCAATTGTTTACGGCCTTGGGTGGCACGTTTGACGGCTCTATTTATGTACGTCAGTACGTGAGTGGTGCATGGTCCATTTGGGTTGCGGCCTACACACCATTGAACACGACTACACAGTTGGTAAAGACGATCAATGGTGTGAGTCCTAATACTAGTGGTAATTTCATCGTCAATGAACCAAAGAACAAAATCATAAACGGGCGCTTCATTGTCTGGCAGCGATCAGTGCCCGCTGCAGGGGCTCAGGCTGGCTTCATTGCTGACCGCTGGTACATGTTTAGCAATGGGTCCACGGTAAGCACAGGGAGCGCTACGACGTTTCCTGTTGGCAGTTCAACCTATTTTGTGTGGCAAGAAACGGCGGGTACAGGCACACCCTATATCAGTCAGTCCGTGAACGATGTAACGACGTATTCAGGACAGACTGCGACTATTAGTTTCTGGGCTAACCCGTCTAAAGCGATGACCCTAACACCAACGAGTTATCAAAATTTCGGGACCTCAGGTTCAACAACGGTGACTACTGCGGGCTCAGCAATTACGTTGACATCCGGGGCTTGGACCCTTTACACACAGACCATAAATGTTCCATCAGTCCAGGGTAAGACCATTGGTGCTAATAATTATTGTAGGATACAGCTAGCAACGGCTTTAACACCAGGGACCTTTACACTGAATTTAACAGAGGTTCAATGGGAACTAGGACCCTCGTACACAGGTTACGAGTACGAGGACCTGAGTATTACAACGGCTAGATGTCTGTTCTACTATGAGATGTTTAACAATAATTCACTGGGTTGGGCTGGCCGACTATCTGACGGAGATGCGGCCCAGATGATGGTGAATTACGCCTTCAAGAGATTAGGTGCACCAACCCTAAATTTCTTGAATGTCACCGAAACTAATTTGACTAACACCACGATTACAACTACAGAACAATCGAATCAGGTATCTAGATTGACGTTGCCTACATGCAATCAATTGTTAGGTGCCTTGTGTACGATCAATTTCAATTTAGAAGTAGTGGCAGAATTACCCACAACATAGGATTCAAGATGCCAAGAGCCGAACGCAATATGAGGATGTCAGTCACTACAGCAGTTCCCAGACCGACCAATTCTACCATTAATACAGGCATTCGATCTACATTTAATATGGGCTTCCGATCAGGTACAGGCGGACCCGGGGTTGCCCGAAACACCCAGTTTATTAAGGCCCCGAGAGGTTTCAAATGACAAACAATTGCATAACAAGTCTGCCTAACGCGCCATTGAATACTCTGGTCGCTGAGGTTAGGGCCTGGCTAGGTCAGAATCATGTGACACGAAATCTAGCTACTGCGCAGGTTGCATTCGATGCTACGAATGGATCAGTAGTCGAAGCCTTCAACATCCCTGCTGCGTCTAGCCTAACCCTGAGTCAAGGTACTGCGGGACTAATTCTTCAGACAACTGCTCCTTTAACTGTTGTAACAACGGTGACTGTCGTTAGCCCGCCCTCCACGGTAACCAACACGTTCATCGTTAATAGCTTGTTGGTGTTGGACCAGGCAACTACTACCGTTGTACTCACTAATACTAATTTGTCGGGCGGTGCAGCAATAACGGGGCGACTGTACTATGTACCAAATACTCCGTTGTGAAATGATTTAAAAGGTGAAAAAGGCCAGATTCCTAACCGTGGAATCTGGCCTTTATTTTTATCTAGCAAAAGTCTAATTACTCACCTCAATCTACTTACCATGCAGGGTAGAATGTGTAGCCTAAAATCAATGAGGCTTGAGGGAAATTCCCTGCAGCATCAGCGGTCACTGTTAAATCAATAGTAATAGTGGTCCCCATATTGACCAAAAGATTTGCATAATCCGTCTTTGACAACTGCGTATGGTCCTGACCTGAGGCACTAAGACTATCGCTAGTAGTGATAGAAACTACCATTAAGGTTGAACCTTGACCTATTGTGTTGGATTCAAATTGTGATTTGTTTTCAGTACCAAAGGCCAGCACGTATCCAGTACAGGGAGCCGTGAAACTTAAATTCAAGGTCTCCACACTAGAGGGGCTTGGTATATAGTTTGTCGACGCCAGTTGAGGTGCAAAATTATAGCTTGTTGGTGACGATTTTCCAACCACTGCAACAGAGAACCAATCAGACCAGGCACTTGCTTGGTTGCTATACGAGCGGTAGTACATAGGCACGCCAGTAATACCACCAGTGTTGGACCCCCCATAGCCCTCAGGGTTATAGAACTGAGTGATCGTCCCGTAGTTCACGATCTGCAGAATACCATCCCAACTTACGGGGGGCCAATTAGCCGGAACACCAGAAGCCCCAATGGCAGTATCGTAACAACCGGAAGGCAAAGTCGTATCGTTGAGGTCATCAGCTGAGGTAAGCTTGCGTCCCATACCCGGCCAGGTTGAGCCATCAGCAGGACCATGGAGCAAACCGTAGGCTGTTATTTCCCCGGCAGTGGGCATGACCAGTCCTGATCCACCGTAAGCTAATCCAGGATTGCCTACAGTAGCTAGAGTCCCACCGCCTGCAATCTGATCTGCGAATACCGCACCATCGTCTCTAAAGATCGCAATGTTAGAACCAATAGCAGGTGCTACGGGCAACGGGATATTATTGTAGGTTCCGTCATTCGTCACATTCAAATTAAATTGATAATTAGAACCGGCGGTGACCACACTTGAAACTGATCGGAAATAACCCTCGTAAGTTCTGATAACGAATCTTCGATTGGGTGCCGTTAAATCTGCTGGATTGCAGTCGGATGCCGGTACCTGCACCCATGAGGTGGTTGAATTCTCGACCGGGAATAAATTGATGGTCGTCCCTATGTTGTAGTAGTCATAGGTTGAGTCAATAGTCCACAAGGAAGCACTCGTGTTTGACAACAACGTTGAATCACCACGCTCACTCAGCTCAGCACACATAACCAATGGAATATCAGGGTTGGCCGATAGTTCGGGTGGATAAATATCAGACCATTGATAAGCATTCCAAAGTGTGGGTGGGGCACAGATAGTATCGATCTGGAACACGGCCGTTGATTGTTGAAGCTTGATCAAACAGTTGAAGGTGTAGGACGATATTACATTTGAACCTAGAGAACTATATTGCTGTTGGGGCGTGTCGAATACAGCTTTCGCAAACATTGTGCCACCAGCCAGGTACAGGGCCACCTCACCAAATTGAAAGGGACCCGTACCCGGAGGTAAATTACAAATAATGTTGAGCGTATTGTTGCCTATATTTTCATATGATGTTGGAACACCTGTGTATAAAAGCGTTCCATTCAATCCTGTGTCAGTAGGCTCTGGGGTATAACCAAAAGCACTACCAATAGCGAAGGAAGTTAACGAAATAAATGGGCCAGTAGGAGCAGCAGTCGAGGCTACTGCTAATCCTAGATCGGTTATGACAAAAACTGGTGTTCCACCTGACATATCAGTAGCCTCTAATAATTGTTTGTAAGAGTTTCAAGTCAGCCCTCAACTTGGAATTTTATTTTCCGGTATCACGTATATGAATGACACATACACATCAGTTCTTGATTTGGTTGCACCTGAATCGCTAGATGGCTTCTGCACACAAGAAGTTGATAGGCCGTTGCTGCTGGTCATAAATTATGTTGTAGACATAAGTACGTAAGCCATAAGTCAGGTCAAATGCTATTGGATAAGATGCTTGGTTGGTCTTACCTGAGGCAACGGTCATTGACTGAACATCCGCCCAATTCACTCTAAGCTGACCTGAGGCAAATGAGGAATTAGCTGTGGTGTTGCCAACCAATATCAATTGTTGATTGTTGCCCGCGTAATCTGCATAGAACTTGATGAAATATTTCCTAGCATTTAACTGAGCAATAGTTGGACTATTAGCCGCACTCATTTGCAGACCATTGATCAAGAACTGCGAACCGTATTGCACAAAGGTAGTTCCACTTGAGCGCGCCTGTACACCGATGAGCCCCCAATAAGCAGTTGGATCAGTCATATTGACTAAGGATCCAATCAGTGTTGCGTAACCCGATTGATCATGATTGGGGCATCGAACTACATCTGATTGAGGACCATACAATGTGGGTCCTGGGCTAGGACTAGCAGGTGCTGCCGGGAGTTGAATACTGATACCTATGAAGTCAATAGAACCACCGTACTTGTTGAACCCTGCAATCTTCCACTGTGCATTAAGGCTAGAACTTGCGGGAGCCAAGATTGGACGCTCAAGGTCACTCATCATTGAGGGATCAGCACCTGTGCCTATAGGTGCCGAATTATAATCACCGTACTGAGGATCACCGTAAAACGCGATCTTCAGATTTCCGCCATAGGTGTTGAAATCGGCAATCATGGGGAATGTCTGCCCCGCTTGCAAAAGAATCACTATGTAACCATTATATAAACCATTGGGGAACAGCGCCTGCACATAGGAGGCAGCATATTCGAAAGACTGAAAAGGCAGGGCCTTGGTTCCAGGGTTTAAATTACTGCCAGTACTAGTGTTGACAAAATAAGATACGTAATCAGTAGGTGTTGACTGCTGACCCACGTAAATGCCATCACCGTAAATCTGAATCGTATTGCCTATTGCAGCACTGATGGGCAGCAATGCTGGTGTGAAGATAGTATTGCCGTCCATTGGTCGGAACACCAGTTCTACAGGGTCATAAAAGATTGGACTTTCTTGAGTGTACGGCATTTACGTATTCCAGTAAGGTGTATAGAGTCCAGAACCGGCAACCATTTCGGTCCACCCATCTGGATTACACAATAAATTATTTCGGGTCGTTCCTACGATCTGGTCAGGAAGCTCGTTCAAAGCAACTGTTCGGGGCACAGGTATCATGGCGAAACCTGGTATACGCTCGTTACCTCGCGTGTCACCTGGGACCTCAATCCAGGAGAAGGGTCCCAAAATCATAATAATTTCTTGATTAGTAGCCGGTTGATTGCCCATGAACGTTGGGCTGACAATAGGCCCCAGAGTTGCTGGTTGATCATGGAAATTATAGACAGGTACGGTCTGTCCATTTGTATTCTGAATCCAGCCCGTAGGTTGGGCTAACAGATATACTTCACTAAAATTATCTAATGTTGGTTCAACCGAGTAGGCAGCAGTCGGCATCTGTGGAGCAGTGCTAAATGTGGGTGGACCATCTGCACCATAGCTCAGTACATTAGACATAACCAACGAATTATTAGCCCAGAGTCCAACAGCAACAATTGTTGCTAATGTGTAGTCAGGCGCTATATGATCAACAATCCACATATCAAAACTTTGATCTACTGCGTAGAGCACTAAATTATAGTTAGCAATCTCGTAGAAGAATGAAATGAGAGTTGCTAGGTCAAGACCCTGAAGGCCCCCTTGGGCAACAATCTCAACGTGGGTCGTCGGATACCAAGGGCCACCTTCCCAAATGGGGGTGCCAATTGTAGGGTCACCCGCTGGTGTAAAATTAACGTAGTCCTGAGTCCACAACGTAGTAACAACAAGCGATGAACTGAGACAGTAGTTAATGAAGCTGATGAAGGCCTCTGTACCCTTACCAAACCAGTACATACCAACCCATCGGCTAATGACCTGATAGCTGTCATTGGTGACGATACCGGCATTCATCAACTTCATACCCAGTGCATTAACCTGCTTGACCAAAAGATCGCGTTCGGGTTGAGACCAGGCCCCAAAGTCGATCATCTGCGAGTCATATATCTGTTGCTGTTCGAGCAGCGGATTAGTGACCCACATGTTGCGTAGGTTACCTAGAGTCTCTGTTGGAATATCAATTGCGGCCTCGAACACCACATCGATTGCGTTCACAAACTCGGTGTAGTAATCGTTGTTTATCTGCAGATAGGGTGGCAGCAATATTGACCTGGGTGTTCTGTAACCCAGTCTCTTGTTCTCCGCCGGAGTGTTCATGCCAGGCGGATCTACGGTGTACAGATATTGAGTCATTTATTAGTTGTCCTTAGATTAACCGTTGGACAGTCTTGAAGGTAATGAATTAATTAACTTTTGTTGACGATCTGAGTAATTAACAGTCAGGGTTAAGCTATTCAAACTATTGTACTGAATCGGAAAGTCTAAGCTAGTAGGAACAGTACCCGTAGGTGTAATAGCCCCTGTATCAGTGAAGGTTAAGGTGGATGCAGAGACTGTAGCTAACAACCCTAGTTCAGATGTACCCGGTGCTCGTCCCCAAACTTGATAGGAAGCAGCACCATATACGGCAGGCCAGTTCAGAACCACAGCATAGCTATCAATCTCTGTAATGATCTGAGGAAACACCCAGTTCTGAGGAATACCGACCTGACCATTTGTTAACGTGGTGCTGATACTGTAGGCGTAAACTAATGGCCCCAGGGTGCCCCCACCAGGAACCGTTTCATATGTGATTTGCGGGCTTTCTGGCGCAGTCACAATCATGGACCCTGTAGGTGCCTGCGGAATAATATACGAAATAAGTCCGGGGTTAGCCTGCTTGCACACGGCTATCAAATCACTGATGTAGAAGTTGGTCATCAATATACCGGGACGCGGGGCAAACAAATTATTGATAGCCACAGTACAGGCTGCTTCTACTTGTTCTAACAAGGCAGAGTTAAAGACATAAATTTCCAATGCGACATCACGGGGGACCGCTATCGGATCCTGCCACAGGAAATACGTGGAGTACATCGTGACAGTCTGACAGTAATTCGTGAACGTCTGAATCTGAGCCTGTGTCCAAGGGCTAGTTGTTAAGCCCGAAACTCTGATGACGTTCATCCATCTGTAGTCCGAAGGATCTATTTCACGCTGAGCCTGCGTTACTGCATCAATAATTCCTGGATAGGTTCCAATAGTTGCTACATATTGCGATTTGGTGACAGCCGAACTATAGGTACCGAATCCACCGGCTGCTACGTTCTTGTACGCAATTACCGGTTTATCGTTTGCACCGCCACTTGGGTTAGCCGTAGCGGTCCCAGTAATCAAAGGAAACCCAGTTACTGTTAATGTCTTTCCGTTACTGACAATCGAGTTGCCGCTAGCACCCTGAGTTACGGGAAACGAAACTACAACTACATCATTGGTCTGAGGAATAGTTGCGAACTGACCGTTGATACCACCTAGGCTGCCGAACTGTATAAGTAAGCGCCCATCGCTCATTGTGATATCAGCAAATCCAGGAAGCCCGTCAAAGTTCCACAGTCCGCCATAAGACTTGGGTACCACTGTATTATTTACTTGCACCATCGTATCTTGGTCGGAGACAACAAATCCATCCTGACTGGAAACAAAGGTCTGATGCTCTGTACCCAAACCGTTCATCGAGTAACTGAAAATCTGACCCTCGAACAATGTAGTAAGCAGCGGAGTATTGGCTAAAAGCTGGAGTGCATCTCTGTTAAAGAAATTATTTCCAGCGCAACTAAATTGAGTCAAGGGGGCCAGCGTAACTGTTACCGGCGAAGTGATAGTGCACGTCATACCAGCAGGCAGATAGCGTGCAATACGTAGGCCTTGCATTTGGGTGATGGCTAAAATAGCTGAATCAGATTCAGCAGTTTCTGAGAACACGTCCTCAGCCTCACGTATGATACGAGCCTGCGCAAAAACACCAATGGTAGATATCAGTTCAACCAGAGTCTCTGACGTTTGAGTCGTTAAGTTCCCGGCCCAAGTAGGCTGAGTCAAAAGATACTGCTGAAACTGAGTTACGAATTGTTCCACATCCGCCGTTAGATTACTTAGCGTTAGAAACATCGTAGGGCTATTTAAACTAGAGCTTGTTGAAGTCGTGGACATATTTAAACCACCACCTGAAAAGTTATATTTTGTTTGGTTGATGTCAAGTTCAGAGAGAAGGCAATTCTTACGTCGTAGCCAGGGAGTGACAGATTCGGATTGATGTATGAGTTAGAGAAATCAACGGTGATTCGTGGTTCCCATCTGGCAATAGCCTGTATCTGGGCTATCTGCATTTTGTTGGCCGTTGTCTGGTCAATAGGTTCTTGCAAAAACTCGTACCACATCGAGCCGTATTCCGGCTGAAATATACGAGCCCTTGCACCTATTGCGCAGTTAAAAATGTTGTACAAAGAATTTTGCACAGCCAGTACATCGGGCAATCGATCAGGCATTCCATTGACGGTGAACTGAGAATTTGCGTCAATCCAGGTTGCACCTGTCAGGTTCAAAGCAAAGTTAGTTATCTGGGGTGTAGCCATGACTAATCCTTATTATAAAATTCGGTCTGGCTTACGGAATTATGTGTCCAACATTTATGTTACTTGGGTAGTCCGTAATAGCTGAGGCAACACCTGATCCAAGAATGCCTCCAAAACTTCCGCCACCCGTGCTGTCCGTACCTGTGATCATGAACTTCATAGCATAATTAGTTTCAACCATGTGGCGCATAGACGAGGCTAGACCTGTAGACATTTGGTCCTTAATAGCACTAAACATGCTGGAGCCAAAACTAGCTATAGGCGAGCCAAAACAAGAACCTAGTGCACTCTCAATAGAGGATACCCCGCTTCCCAAGGCTCCAGCCAAGTCCTCTACTGAGGACTCCAACAAACCAGTAACCATCGAAGCCGTAGAAGACAGAAAGGATGTTGCACCAGCTGTCATATTAGTCAACATAGATGAAAACTGATTTAACAGAGGCACAGGATTTGTAGGACTAACCGTTCCACACAATTGCGCTAATGAATACTGAGACAGAGATAAATTCATTATCTGCCCTAGTTGGGGAACACCTAGGGCCGTGACGAACGGGGCTAGACATTGCGAGTCATTAGGATTGATATCGGGCAGCGACCCACAGCTTGAAGTAACAGCAGCTGACAGAACACTAGACATGGGTAGAGGTGTTGGCACAATATTGGTAGCTATGTTACTAAATATCGTGGTCATATCTGATACATGGCCCATGATAGTGGACAAGTCTGCTGCACCACCAACGGACCCAGCAACACCCTCTATAGACGTCAGCTGTGAGGTGATTGTGTTTAATCCAGCGATGTGAACAGCAAACGGATTTGTAAATAAACCGCCAGCATCTGAGAGACCTAAAATGGTGTTGTAGAATCCAGCGTCAACACCTGGAGGTGTTTGTATTGCTGCTTGTTTGGCAATAATATCTGCGGGTAGTGTTAGAGGAGGAAGTGCAAAAGTCATGATTTAATCACCCGTATAAACATCCGGACTACCTGTAATTATGAAAGCACCGCACGAGAGCATGTCCTGTACGCGTGTAACTCGTTCCCCATTAGCATAAACGGTAGCCGAACCCTGAATTAAGGTCACTACTCCATGTATATTGCAAATAGCTAAGTCACCTTGACGTGCAACCCGAATACCATTGGCATAGGTATCTGGGCTACCAGTTAGAATATAGCCGCCATGACTATGTGTATCCATTTGACGTGCAGTTTGTCCCATGATTAAGGTGCCGGAGGAATTGAGTTTAGTGTAGTAAGCGGAGCCTGAATGTCTATGCGGGTATTGCTATAAACTTGACAGTTACCTTGAACGATTACGGTCATAGCCTTTTGCACATTCAGATTTTCGTTACCCTGAATAAGAGTCACGCGATCACCGGTAGCGTCATAGGCTACTTGGTCACCAGATGAATGAGTAAAAGTCCAAGTTCCTGTTTGCATATTGACTACAAGGCTGTTACCTGAGGGATCTTGAAAACCCCAGGTATATGGCTGTGCAAATACCGAATTAGCGTCAGGTGCTGTGTACAGCGTTGTATAGAGCGGCCTGTGTGGGTCACCACCCTGAAGCTCAACCTTGACCTTGGAGCCTACCTGTGGACTGCCGTACCAGCCATATTGTCCTTTGGGTCCAGTTCCAAAACCAAAGGGAGAGTCTTTTAAGGCACCTACCCAAGGAACTGGTCCACTAGAGGTATCAAAAAGTCCCGGTACGTTGACTTGAACCATACCTAAACCTTTGGGATCCTGGTTTGCGGTTACTGTTCCAGCGTAATAACCTTGACCATAGTCTTCACGGCTATTAATTGTTTCGTTGTGTGCTTTGAAGCTCATGATATGTCCTAGATAATACTGGCAAAATAGTTCTTGCTGTTTCTGTCGCTACCTGTGCCTTGAGCTTATGTCCATCGAGTTCAATAAACCGTTCACTAAATGCCTGATAATCAAACAGCTCAGGGTGAAGCTCACATAAGGGCTCGTCTTTAAGCCTAGCTACAAGTGCTGCGTAGGTGCGGAATCCATAGCCACGAGCCAATGATTCATCAACGTAAGAACTTTTCAAATGGCCAAAGACGTTTGACACTTCAATTAATTCTTTCTTGAAGCGCTTAACAAAGTTCATTGGAGTCATGATCTTATCCGCTAATATACGTGCCGTTGGTTCCGGTCCTGGTACCCAGTATCATCTCTGCGAAATTGGCACCAGTCATAAACTGTGAACGGGCACTCACAATATAGGTACCGGCATACGCTTTATCCTGTTTTGTTGCCTCGCTATCGACACTGAATGTAAAGGTGTCGAATAGGTTCAGTCCTGTGGGCATACGCATCAAGAATTTGACGTCCAAACTATAGAGATTGCTGTATCTTAAATTCTGGTATTTTGCTTTGTCATAGTTTTCATGTGTATTACCAACGTCTAGGCCCCCATACGATAAGTAACCTCTATCAATTTGTCCCACCATTGCCGTGTTATAAAGCGGGGCCGTCGTGTCCGGAGTGAACGCCAATTGAGCAAAGCTAGTACTAGCCGTCTGTGAACTAATGCTCTGTCCGTATTTCGTATTCTGGTAACCCGTCATTTTATTGACGATTCCTGAGCGCGCTACAGGCTCATAGTCTGATGCCGTGAAACTACTCGGGTCTAGTTGGCCTAGAGTTATTGTGTACTGTGAGGTAGGGAGATTATTCACGTCCTTGTAGATTAGAGTGCCTGTGAAGTCCACTCCCAATTCAACGTAAGAACTATCCGTGATGTAACCTCTGTCGGCTATGCTACATGCGAATTCAGCGTAGGTCTGGTTCCTAGGTAGCCAGAGCTGAGCATCGTTGGTGGACGCACCGTTAAACTGCAAGCCGCAGGTATTGGCAATTGATGCTAGAGCACTGCTAGACGTTCCTTGAATTCCTACATTAGAAGTCCCCATCCAGTATTTTGGAAAATCTAGATAGCCGTCAATTTCGTAGCTAAAGAAACTTCCGTTGAACTGTTTCTTGTGATGGAACTGTCGAAAATTATAAATAATGGTGGACGATGCTTGGGGCTTCACCACAATCCTAATAGGAATTCCATCGGGTACACCAATGTTGTCTAAACTATGTCTAACATCGGATATCGAAAGATGAAACGTTGGTAGCAGGGCCTTACGAGCACTCATACCCAACCATAGAAAATTAAGCGTGTTGATTGTGTCTAACGGGAATTCAATATTGTTGATATACAGCGATACCTCTAATATGTTCTGGACCGCGTAGGCCATGATCAGTCCTTCACTTCAGATATTAATCGTCACCTGTTTATTGGTGGATTGCTGCGATAGATAGGCACTTAGACTGGCCTTGGCCGGGATATTGATAACCATACCTATGGCAAGGTCCGATATCGGGTCAGACAGCCCGTTATAGGCTAGCAGGGCCCTCCACAACGACGTATCTCCGTACAAGGTATAAGCTAAGCCCGGAAAGTTAGCTATATCCTTAGTTTTAATTGTATATTGAGTCTGGACCTGGACATTGAATCGTACATTTTTGTAGGCAGAACTAAAGATATCGTAATTGGTGCCCGTCGAGTCCAAAGGTGTATAGGCTGACCAATCGTAGTCACCTGTATAATTTTCTAGAGCCATGGTTTAGCCTACAAGGTAAAGTTAAAACTATTCGACGAGGGTCCTACATTAGCCCCAGGCATAGTAAAGCTATTGGTGCTGGGTGCCGCAGTACCCGTCGGATTAATGTACAAGGACTCTAGGTCAGATTGGCACAACATAAAGAGAGGCTTAAACGTAACAGCTACTCTTGCATGGTGAGGAAGACCTGTCTGGGCATCAAAATTCGAGGTGTAAGTTTTTGAGACTCGGGTAACAACTACCGAGTCGAAATACAAGTAATTACCGATGCGTATTGATATCTGATTCTTGATCTGAGATTTCCAAAATGCTGAAGTCCCAATAAGATTATTAGCCGTGGGTGTTGCTGCCTGCGAATTATTAGCCCCGTCATTCGTCTGAAGTGCTGTGTTATTTAACGAACCTGTAGTCGGGGGTGTGCCATTGGCAGTACCTAAAGCACCAGATACAATGTTCTTACCTACACTCACGGCTGAACCGGCTAGTCCCCCGGCTACGGCTCCAACGGTTGATGCGCTATTAGCAATTGCGGCACCTAGGACCGTAAAATTAACATAGGGTCCAGGACTAGACAGTAGTCCTGACTTATCGCCGATACCAGGAACCACTAACTTCATTAAATTCAAAATAGGTGTTCTGACGTCAGCTATAGGATCACTTTCAGTATGGAAGTCCATTTCAATAGTGAGTTCGGTTTCCGTATTACCTGACCACAATTGGACGGACATCGCCTGAACTGCACCTCTGACACCCATAGCCTTCATTATCTTTGATATAACACCACCCTTGTCTGAGGAACCTGGGAGTAGAGGTTGGTCATAGGTAGCTCCAACATCAAAGGCCACGGTCTCTGGCATAGGTGCCTGCACAGAAATAGTGGGTGCCCCGTTGGGGTTTGCCATTTGTTGGATCAAAACGGTATATGCTGAGTTCGCCATGATTAAACCTTATTACGAATTAACTGCGTATATTCCAGCTTTCGTATTGATTAATGTTTTTGGTGGTGCATCCGATCCTACAGGTCCTCCTGTAGCCTGCGCGGTGCCCGCAGGGGCTGTTCCTGTGATAGGCGCTACAGGTGTGGCAGTGCTAGGCGTCGTCTTAATACTCGTGGAATTGGTCGTAGTATTAACTTTCGCTCTAGCGTCGTAAGCTGCTTCAACTGCAGACATAGACCCTGTAAAAATAGAATAGATCTCTGCATAGGTCCGTGGATTACCGCCTTTGTCGTAATACACCCATTGATTTGAAGCAGCTGCGTCAGGCCAGTCCAAATAGGCTAAAGCATTTGGATTATCTTTGTAATTCTTAAGCCAATGAGCACCCGCTGAGGGTCCCATAAAATGACCTAGATACAAATCGGTCACTGTTGGATTAGGAACTACTTTGGAGATCGACGGATAGATTTCATGCTTAATGAAAGCAGCACCCATGATTGCAGCTGCAAGAGGATCTAGGGGTGAGGCATCCTGGGATACTCCGTACATATCACCGTAAGCCCCAACTACCTGCTTCCAAGTGCCTTTTAAAAACTGAAAAAGACCAGCAGCACTAGAAGTTGATGCCTTAGCTCCGGCCTCAAACGTTGATTCCTTGTACGCGAACGCGGTTAGAATACCGGCGTCAACACCAACCCTTTTCGAAGCTTCCTCAATAGCCTGCTGAACTGTCAGGCTTTCCTTACCTAAAAGCTGATTGCCCTTGGACAATAAAGTTTCAGTTGTTTCTGGCGCACTTACTGACACACGAGAACTAGCCGGGGCCATTGAAGCTACGGCCCCGCCATAAGGACGAGCAGGAGCAGCAGTTTTTGCTGAGGGTGACACAGTAGAAGGAGCTGGCGCAGTCAATGAAGTGGAGGCTCCATGTTGCTCATTAACAGCCGGAATATTGGCTGGTCCGACATCGCTAGGAGGGGCAGAACCACCCGACTTAAAGAACAGTTCGTAGAGTCCACCACCCAACAGAGCTAGTCCACCAGCCACGGCAACGAAGGGCCATAATTCGGGGTTTAAACCAATGAATTCTAAGACTTCTACCAACACTGGACGAACGAACCAGTCTATGACGGCAGAAAAGGCCTTCTTGAAAATCTTCTCTATCACCCAGCGTCCTAGCTTAATAACTTCTTTCAATAATTTTTTGGCTATTTTCTTAAGAACCTTTTTTATCCAACGCTTGATCAGGCGCTCTAGGAAATGATGCTTCTTTTTATCCTTGTGCTTGGCCTGTGTAACTGCAGTTTCGTGTACGTCCTGAAACTGAATTAGGGCTTCGGCAGCGCCTCTGCTAATGAACGCAGTCACATCCTCGTCTTCATGTTTCTGCATGAACATTTCGGTTAGGCCCTGCCAGGTAGAAACGATGTCGTCCTTCACCTGGTTTACAGGGACCACCAAAGTACTCAGCATATCCTCCAATGGCATTGTTGTTAGCTTGAGAAGCAAGGCTTCGCCCATAGAGTGTTCAGCTTCATGATCATCCCTAAGTGGGACGAGTTGAGCCGCGTCCATCATAGAGTAGGCCATGTATAGTCCTCAATTAGTAAAGAACGTGGTGTTCATCATTGCCAAGCTGTCGTCAACACCAGAGGTAAAACCAAATGTAGACAAGCTTATTTGTGGAGTACCCGCAGCAGGTCTATTAGCTGTTGATCCATTGGCGGTTTGTGGCATTGTTCCAGGTGCTGGATTAGCAGATCCTGGCGTCATGACCACGGGTTTGGCTGGAACTGATGAGGTGCCCGTAGTCGGGGGACTTACAGTCAGGTTTGAATTGACCACCGTCGACCTGTTATTGCCGTTTACCGTCGTGTTTGCAGCAGTTCCCGAAGCACTAGACGTTGGAATTGCGCTTGGATTGCTAGTCGACGAACTGCTGGCTTGTGCATCACTTTGGAAGGGGGACTTCAAAAGATTCCAAGCCGTACTATAGGCATTGCTAACATCAGACTTAACATTCATCGACGATTTCGGGGGACCTACAGTCTTTGAATCCGTCGATTTAGGATTAGTGATCGGCTCAACAACGTTTTTCTTAATCCATTTCTGCTCGTCAGGTGAAACCAGCGCATTACCGATCTTGGTCAATGTACTGGAATTCTTATCTTTGACTGCAGCTATAGTCGAGGCCAACGGACCTTTTTCTGTCACATTTTTGTTGGCTTCTTCAATGCTTCCTAAACCTAATTTCTTCAGTACCCAGTCTACTGCGGCTACACCGTTGTTCTTAATGTAGTTCCAGCTGGTCTCGGCTGCGTCTTTGAGCTTGTCCCATGTCAGATACTTCTCTAGGTCGTCAGCCAGAGTCTGGAACAATGTTGGGTCTAAAATCATTGCGGCTAAGGTATCACCTAGCCCAGCTACCCAGCCCTTATTATCTTTGCTCCAGTCCTTTGCCTTTTTAAAACTGTCGCCCATCGTGTTCTTGAATGAACGCCACCACGTATCTGCCTTATCCTGTTCGTTATTCTCTTCAGCTGCATCTGGAATACTTGGGCCACCAAACATTGAGCCTCGGCCTTTGTTTGCTGATGGATTTTTTAAGAAGTCCATCAATTGCTTATAGAGCGAAGTCTGATTGTCGGCGGCTGTGGTTATCTGGTGCTCGGCTTTCTGTGATAGCTGTATAACAGGTGGTGCTTGATTTGTTATCGAAGACGCAGAAGAAGCACGAGTGTTTATATCTCCAGTGTGCTGTGGATCATCCCCAGTGTAAGGAACAAGCTGATGACCCCCGTTGACTAAAGACTGAGCTTTAACTAAGGCCCCAGTATCCATGTCAACGGTACGTCCAGAATCAGGATCGTGGGTCAACAATTTTTGGGAATACTGGGGTCTAGCCTTTGCCCTCTGCACTTGCTCGGCAATGTCAGACAGCACGCTCTTAAACATGTCCTGGATGCGGTCAACCAGCCCACCTTGACGCGCATCCCACTTCCTATCATCGGTCGCTTCTAACCTCTCGGCCAACAATTCGTTAGCTGAGAGCAGGTCATTGACTGACGGCGCATCTTTAGGTAGCATTTCCTGGAGATGATCAAAACGACCACCCATCGACTTTTCAAGAACGTCAGACTGTTGAAACAACTCCAGTGTTATTGCATCATGGATTTGTTCTATTAATTCTGAGGCCTGACCTTTCAAGGCTTCGTTTAACGCCAGTTCAAATGCGGTTAGGTCACCTACTTTACGTTCGGCTACCGCTCGTTCATAGTAACCTTGGAACACACGGGCCTGCACTGACGCTGCGTTAATCGCCTCGTCAAATACATTCTGGGCCAGGGTATTTAGTCCACTTAACACTGAACTTACTTTCTGAAAATCAGCGGCACTAGCTTGGCCTTTAATGATGTTGGCCAAGCTAGCGCCCGCACTGGTTTGAAGGCTATCCCACTTCTTTCTTTCTGTTTCCGATCTGAATTGTGGCATAGCCGTCCAGCCTCTATTTAAGTATTAACCAGTGAAAACTAGACCTTGTTGTGCAGCCTCAATGCGTCTGTCCCTACGCGCAGCCGCAGCTTCCGACAGTTGTTGCAATCGGTAGATAGGTATTGTGTCGGGAGGATAAATATTGAACTCAGAAGCCAACAAGATGTAGCGGTCCATTATGTCTTTATCACTTGTAAGGGGGAAGAAATGAGTGCGCACCGAGAGTAAGTTTGCTTACCCTCGATGCGCCACACCCTTTGCAAGTAACAGTTACCGTTTCGACGACGCCATAATGGGCGAGTTCTTCTTCAAAATCTTTTATCAATTGCACTTGGTCCATAGATGCTTCACCGACAATAGATAGCCTTTGGTCCAAGGTCAATACGTATTCCCGATGTTGGATGTGTGAGGCCAGACCAGATAGGAATCCAAACTCCACACGCTTATCCTTGTCTCGCATGTCAGGATGGTCAGCCATTTCCAACACGTCTTTCATGGTTGGTGGTCTAAAGTACATATCTGATGTATCACTGAAGTGGAAGACCTCCGGATCTGGAATGGTCTCCAACTGACGAACCTTAATATTAGTGTTGCGAATCAGTTCACTAATCTTCAGTGTTTCTGGGGCCTTGGCCTGTGCTTCGAGTTCAGCATAACGCTCTGGCGTCATTTCTCCGGCCGCCACAGCCTTCTTAAACTCAGCAAGTTGTTCATGAATCTCTACCTGATCAATATGGTCTTGATTGTTACAGACCGTAGTGTGAGTATAGTTAGACTTGGTGAAGCCATTGATACGCAGCCAATACAGAGCAAAGAAGAAATCAGGTAACGTCAAATAGAAGGCCATTGGTTGACCACCATAGGCAGGATCCGAAGTGTACATAACGTCAGACACAGCTTCTACCATATGCAAAAGTGAGCGTTCTGTGTGTGCCCGTTGGAGCTTACTCAAATGTCTGGCCACAAAGGGCTTGATATAAATATCTTTGAAACCGTAGTAGGCAAAACGCGAAGGTAGTGCCAATGATACAAATTCACCATCAGCCACGGCAGTGCTGAATCCAGGCAACGTTGATTCAACTTGCAACTCTGGGCTAACTACTTTCGTATCCGATTCAGGTAGAGGTGTTGGTGCTGGTGCTGGTGTCGCACGTTGTACTGGTGCTAGACCATGAAGTCCTGGATCAACTAATGCTTGATGATTAATCACTGCCGGACTTGGTCCTTGATGCGAACGTTGCAACTCACTATTTGCCACAGGCTGCATTACTGGAACATTAGGTTTGTTGTATCCAGGTTGTCCTTTTTGATTAGGAAAATGGGCAGTAGACGTATTCTTTGCTTGGCTTCGGGCCTGCAGTGCCAACTGTTTCTCTTTCGGAAATTCCATGGTTGTTACCTGATGCACGACCGGAGGACCACCAGGAACCCCTTGGTTGTTATTACCGCTCATAGCTAAACTCCTAGGGAAAGGATTTAATAAATTTTATTGTTTAAAATATTGCGTTAATTGCCGAACCAACAGCTGGTGCTAAACTAGAAATTGAGGATTGCACTGATTGAATAGCACCTGAAATTCCAGAATTGGCAAACCCGTTAATCACTGAAGTTATTGCGTTGTTACTTAGACTTGAGGTTATGCTCTGGGTGAAAGTCGAGGGTACGGGTATCAAGTTAATGAAAACGTCACCCACACTAAAACTCACGTGGTTAACAATACGCGTCGATGTTCCACTATCCATGTTGTATTCGGCAATGGTAACAGGCCAGCACTCGATGTACTCAATGATGGCCAGCACGTTTTTTGTAACGTCAAGCATGTAGATAAAGATCGATTTCTTGTAGTCGGAGGGTCTACCCCACCCACCGGCTAGAGTTGCTGCTGTTGCCGAACTAAAGGGTGTAATAATTGCGTTGTTCCAAGCTTGCAGATACTGAGTGCTGGTGTTATCCGAATCAGCATAAATTGCGAGCTTGAGCTGATCTACGTTGTAGCGATCTGGGTAATGACGTTCTCTACCTTCTCTGAAAATAGACTTGAGGCTGTAGTTACGAAAAGGTAATGCAGCTTCCTCAACGTAATACCAGGGCAAGGACGATGCATTAGACGTGGATACGGCACCGCCAACAGACGAGGACAAACCAGTTAGTAACGTCGAACTTAAATTATTGAGAATTGACGTGGTGCTAGCCGATGCTGCGTTCTGGGTGGAACCCGGACTAATTACCGGTAGCTGAGCATACCAGCAGAAACTCAATAAAGGATCAGGCCTTGCATTGGCACCGCCCAAACTATTACCTGGATTAGCACCGCCTATACCGACCATAGAGCCTAGGGAGCCAGCACCGCTTAGTGCGACATTAGCTTGACCACCTAAGCCCGCTAACGCCGAACTGATGATGTTACCTGGGGCATTTGTCAGATTGGACAAGGCTCCGCTCACATTACCTTGAATTAGGCTTCCAACTGATCCTATTACGGTGCTGCTTAGGGCCTTCACTGTATTATTTACTGCACCGCTAATACCTGAGGCAATGGCGTTACGTGCGTTAGCCTGAGCACCAGTTAGGCCCTGAATTGCACCATTGACGCTGCCCGTGGTATTAGCCTGAATTTGGGATACTGCTTGGCTGATAGCCGATGTTAATCCACTCATGATTTTGGTGCCCTGTTGAAGCTAATGAACACCGAAGAGACGGCTGAAGTTTGGAACCTCAAGAGCTAGCCGTCTCTTGGGTAAAGGTAAAGATTAGGGATTAGGGATTAGACTTAAATTAAATAAAAAAGAGGGAGGGCAAGCCTCGAAGCCGTAGGCCCTCCCAAGACTTAGTGCCCGACCCTTCCCACAGAGCTAATCGTCAAAGCGCAAACAAAACGATTCGGACATCAAGTTCGAGATACTATTAAATTGGGACTTAGAATTATGCTTAATTAAAAAACGGGTTAGGACCAAATCAATATAAGAGAGGGGTCAGTTGGAACGTAGCCATTTGGTGCCGGACGTAACAAACTAATCGTATCTGGACTAAGTCTTCCTTGCATTTATGTTCCCCTCAGCTCGTTAGGCTAAAGGCGCTTGCTCGTCTTACCATCGAGTAGCTGCTCTGGCTTTCACCAGATGTTCAGACTATATCTTCATCCTAAATTTCTAGGAGGGCTCCACTTCCCCACCACTTGGTAGGTACGGCCTTACGGCCTAGTCGTTGAACGTTCTCTTTCGAGCTTCGCTGCTGATTGCCCAATCTTCTTGATTTTCAAACCTTCACGATCTAACCATCTAACCATTTGGTGGTTACGCGTTGTGGTTCAAGAAGCTCTAAGGGGTTTCCAGCAATTCAAAACCTTATCACTTAACATTACTGCTAAGCGGCCCCAGGTAAAAAGGCGGCAAATAGTAGCCATTAGTATGTTGCTCGTCCATGACCGTCAGATTCTCTTTTCCTAGCTGTACCCACAAGTCTCTTTGCGTTACTGTTGTGGCATTATCAGGAGGTTCGGGCCACTCTTCTTGAGTGCGATAAACAATCCAGTCATCGGTTAAAGATGGGTCCCCTACTCTGCGTAAGCCCAAGGCTTTTAGTAAAGAATCGGGGGCCTCACTTTCACAAACAATAACTAATTCATCAACTGAGTGCCCCGCAATGTTCTGCAGAGCTAAGCAGTCCCTGAGAATTTGACCCTCGACTGGAGGTGTATAGTCGTCAAATAAAATACCGTAGTATTTAATAGTGGACTCTTTATCGGGTTCTATGTCGACCCCGGTTTCTGAAGAATGCGTGTCCATTACTTCACTCCTTTGGCTAAACTTTCAGCCTGTTCTCTGCTAATGGTTAATACCTTTGACTTATCCTCGGGAAAAACTAAACGAATTTCAGTGCCCGAAGTCGAGGGCCGAACACCAAAACGTTTTCCCTTTCCAATAGCCAGTGACTTACCTTGGAACTTAATTAGAACGGGTGAACGTCCGTGATAGGTAAACCACTGGTATTCTGGTTCAAGACTTACTGACACAGGAACTTCCTTTACTAGGAACGAATACATAGTGGTCCTTACATGTCTTTAACTTTTGTACGCCCGAGTTTGGCCTGATTCCTTTTCTTTAATTCTTCACGATAATGAGGATCCCTGTCCGCCTGTTTGGCAATTTTCAATATCGTGTCATTGGCCTTAGCATTACGGTCAGCCTTAGCTATTGAAGGAACATGTTTGACCTTACCCGTCTTTGTGAAGGTCCATGAGTCACCAGAGTCCCCAAACTCGCGGGCTAATAGCGGAACACGTGGACTTTGAATCATTTGACTTAGGCGTTGAGTAGTTAAACGTTCACCTGGAACCGAGCCTCTGACGTCTACACCCCGACCATCATGCGCGTTATCGTCTTCATCAGAGAACTCATGATCGTCCTCACCCTCATGGCTAGTGTCCTTACCCGTGTACTGAGCTAATTTATCGCGTAAGGCTTGGTCCTCAGATAGGTCACGTAACAATGATTCTGGATCAATTTTGGAAGCAGCCATCCACATCTTCAATGGAATAGGTACACCCTTGTCAGAGGCTAATTCCAGGAGTTCAGCCATGTTGTCTTCACCCTTGGCTTCCAACTCCTTATGCCAGTGAAGTTGTGGCATTTTCAAGTTGTTACGATTGTTTCTGTTAAACAAAAAATCAAGTAGCTGACCACCCTTGGCTCTACCTTTACTAGGATCTTTATACAGATTATTAACAACGGCTATCAACGGAAATAATTTTGAGTTGAAAATACGTTCGGTTAAGTCTGTCCGATAGCTATTAGTTGTTTCCAAGAATAGGCTATACCCCGCTTCTTGGCTGGCATAGGTATTATGCACAATAATACCATTTGCAATAAATGAGGGATCCTCGTCTTTAGCCATGGCTATATCATATACATGGTTTTTACCAGAGGCCTCAATTGAAACTATTTTTACAAACTTCATTATTTTAACTCCGTAATGTACACGGACTGCCCTTGGTCTTGAACAGGAATAAAACCATATTTTTTCATAAGTGCATTATTAGATTCACCCTTGCCATATATGATTCCCAATTTTTTACCAATTAATTGATCGAATCCTCGTTGGCGCAATAGGTTATCCGTGATGCGAATTCCTGATTCCGGGTTGTACCAAACAATTGAAGATTTGGGTTTATTTTTCTGGATAAATCCTAATTTAGTGTAGATAGCCCCAGAAAATTTGGATAAATCACAATAGCTTATTACTGAACCTGTTAAATACTTATTAGCTGCGGACCACAATTTTTGAGAGCCACCAACAACTAAAGAAGAAAAACATAAACGTAATAGTTCATAATCAAATTTCTTGTTATAACGAGGATTCCCAAATGTCATGACTCCAACTAGTCGATTATTATTTTCTGCTGTTGTAACATAAAGTCCTAAAGCTAAATCGGTTCCTCGGCAGGATCCCTGCATATGATATTTCTCACAGAATTTATCCGCTGTTTCTTTGGTTATGATTGATATTTTAGTTTTTCTAGCATAAATTATTTCTTTTTCTTTCGAAATTATAAGAGAAAGCTTTTTCAAATCGTCCCATGGGTAAAATACAATAATTCTACCTTTCGGAAGTCTAACGTTAGCTAATGCACAGTGGGATGCTAAATAATAGTCAGGAGCTAATTTAAACCATCCACTCTTGACCCTGCTATGTTTAGCGTTAAACAGTTTGGCTATTTGAGTATAGAACCAAACATGAAATTGCTCGATATTAAACCACTCTACAAAAGATAGGTTTTTGTTTTTAGCAGTTTTTCTTTTTAACGGATCTAGTTTAGTCCATATTTTCAATGTCAGAGCTGGAGCCCAGCCTTCTTTTGTACTTAAGTCAGCAACTTTTAGCTTATGCTGTTTATTGTTTTTGTCATAAGCTTCGTCACCATGTGTAAAGTAACCCTGGTATTCAAATATAGTATCTGAGTCGGGATCATAGAAATCAGCTTCCCATGGGTAATCCGGGTGGTCTCTATACAAGTATTCTACCTGACACCCCAGTAAAGATCTAAGACAGTGGAGGATGTATTGCTCTTGTTTATTAGTTGTGTACGTGCCATTAAGTTTTTTAGTTGCATGGCCTTTCCAAGCAACCTCTTTAGGCGTCGTATTATTTTTTATTTTAGTAGCGTTGGACTTTAGACGCCCTATTTGCCTAAACTTTTCCCTAGCCTTGTCTACAAACTCTTTAACTTGCATTGGTTGATCAGTACCATATTCTTTTATCATGGTTTTCTTATACTCAGCATTAGCGCTAGGACTTGCTCTTCCCATACCGCCATGACGTTCAGTATAAGTAGCTACGGTTTTCGCTGCAATTTGTGGGTTCATTGTAGCGTTATGAAAACCATAAAGTTCCACATTTGTAGCCTCAGCTTTGGCCCTAAAAACACTACCGCTAACTAGGGAGCATGGAATTCCATGCTCCCTCAGCATAGTCTCTCGGGCTTTGACCTGACGTTTCTTGCCGTAGTCCAGACCATGAGTCTCAATTAGGGTGATCTCACGTTTCAATGCAGCCTTTGCATAGGAATCATTAGCTTTAGCCGTTGCCTGGATTCTACTTCGAATATCTGCTTTTTTCTCCTCCGAGAAATTAGCTTTGGTGTCTCTAAGTTTAGTCCCTGACAAATGTTTCTCTTCAGGACTACGATTTTTACGGGACGTCGCTATCTTTTCATGATATGCAAATTTATCTTCCGGGCTTAAATTATCATGGCGATAAGACACACTATGCCCTTTACAGCAAAACACAGTGCGTAGTCCAGCTGTAGCTTCATCGTAGTCCCGTCTAGTCTTATATATTTCGTGAGTCTCTGAAATGATTTCATTGCAGTAAGAACATTTTAAAGTTTTTATTCTAGCTGCTGACGGTGGTCTGGGCATTATTAACTTCCTGTTCTTCTTCGTCTACCGCAATTAAATCACCTTCTTTTAGCTCGTCTAGACGTTTCCATTTAGTAGTTCCGTCTTCACATAAAACAAAAAATGGATGATTTTCAGTCCCTGTGACTTGTTTACCATCTTCCGTGGTTACCGTAAAAGTTTCCCTATAACCTTGATATGACCAAGCTTCAGTTTTAGCAGAATTCGAAATTCGATTGGGTAGTTCTAAATTTAGAGGAAACCACTGACCTTTCTTTAGTTCATGAGGTGCTAGACCATGGATAGGACTTAGGCTCTCTATACTCGTGGTCGTACCATTCTGAAGTTTAATTTGGGTAGAGCCTATCAAACAGGCTTCCTGACTCATGAATGATTCACTGGCACCTAAAGCCCTTAACTTATAGGGAACAAATATATCAGCCATATCAGAAAACTTAAAAAAATCTCCGCCAGGCCTGAGATCAACTGCTTGCACTGCGTTACGTGTAGATATCCAACCACCTAAAGGATCATATTCAGCCTGTTGAAAAGACTGTACCAATTGATTCAATTCTTCTGATGTAGGAGTCCATGTATCGTCACCGGCCGTCAAATGTGTCATTGCCCGTTGACGTCTTTGAGTCTCAACTAAGGTTCCACGAAACAGAGTCTTCTCAATCAAATACATCGGAAGAATACGGTGTAGAAACGATGTATAAGCTCTATCCGTTGTGGATCGACGTGGAATAAACATCGTGGTCACTGGATCTAATGTAAATGCACCGCTTTTCAACATGTCGACAAACTGATGAGGCATTTGCTGCAGATATCGACGTGCGTATTCTGATGTATCGTGCATGAACTGCTGTGTTGCTTGGCCAACCCGCACATTAATCGTAGGGTCAATTCCAAAGAACGGTGAGGGAATAACTGCACAGGACAAGGCATCGTGCAACATCGTGTCTATAAACTGTTTGGACTTAGGATCGAATACTAAGGAGCCACAAAAGAAACCATCAGTTAAATGGGCGGTGCTGATTAAGGGTAGCATCGTCTGAATATTCAACCTTTCTAATGCGTCATTGAAAGGTTTTAAATCTTGAGCATCCAGGCCTCTGAGTTCCCAACTGGAGAATGGGAAATGCGACAATATGTCAACTACTGACCCGCCGACACTATCGAACATATAAATATCTCTGTAGAACAGAGCTAACGTTGAGGTATCAATAAGATGGGGGTCTGCCGGGATAATCCCTGTCATGTAGTACTGGTAATTAGATTGCCAGAAACCATTAACAGACATAGAGGCTCCACCACCGCCACTACTCCCCACTACATTGGCACTCAACTTTACTTTTGAGCCATCATCACGGCCTTTATAACTACGCATGGCTACAGAGGCTCCGTTATTACCAAACACCTGATGACTCATGTTGATGGTCTTTCCATTGACCCCCAACAATCTATTATTTGTGAACATAGTAGTCCTACTAAATTGGGTTATAGATAAAGGTAGCCTGCCCCTCATCATATACAGGTATAAATCCGTGACTGGTCATGAGCTCAGCGTTATTAGTGCCTTTTCCATAGACAGTATTTATTTTAGAACCCACGAGTTGATCAAATCCTCGTTGACGTAATAGGTTATCAGTTACATGGCGTCCATTTAGCGGGTTATACCAATGAAGACCTGGGATTGGGGTTCTCTTGAGCTTGAAACCTAATTGTCTATAAACGTTACCGTTAAATTTGGAGAGATCACAATAGGATATTACTGAAGGGTTGCCTAATTTGGAGACTGCGAGTTTCCACATTCTAGAGGACCCGCCGACTATGGCTGAGCTGAAACACAAGCGTAATAATTCATAGTCGAAATTCTTGTTATACCGAGGGGTCCCAAAGGTCATGGCCCCAATTATTCTATGTCCTTGAACCAAAGCTATAGATAGAGTAGTTCCCCGACATTTACCCTGCACGTGATATTTGGCACAGAATTGATCAGCTATATCGTTGGGTATTACGCACACCTCTAATTTACGAGCGTACATTACGTCTTTTGGTAGCAGAAGTTTAGCCACCTTGTTGACGTCTTCCCAGGGATAGAATGTTATAAGATCAGGGTACTTATTCAATAGGCGGGCACGTAATAGCTCGTCGTAAGCACACAGTACTTGAGATCCAAATTTGTAGGCCAGTCCTTTTGATTTATCGGAGCCAAGGTGTTGAGCAAGGAATGTCGAATACCAGGTCTCAAACTGTTCCTCAGTAAACCATTCAACAAAGTTGATATTGGATTTACGAATAGCCGCTCGTTTCTGCGGATCGCTACTAGTCCATATCTTTAAGGTTAATTTAGCAAGCCATTTATCGGTCTTGGCCCTGAGTTTTAACTGCTTGACCCTTAACGCATGTTCGGACGATTGAGAGTCATAGGGAGCACCACCGTGCGTCATGAAGCCCTGATACTCAAATATAGTATCTGAGTCGGGGTCGTAAAAATCAGCGGCATAGGGATAGCCCTCACGCTTCCTATACTGATATTCTAAGTTCGGCAATACTCGACGCAGCTTATGAAAAATTCTTAGTTCAGGCTTGCTCTGGTTATAAGAAC